GAGATAGCAGGTGATACGCTCACCTACCCTAACCCTGTAGCCAAGGCTATCGCAAAGCAGATGCGTATTGTCTCTGACTATATCTTAGGAGAGGTAGCTAATGGAAGAGAGTGAGTTCATCAGGCACGAAGCCTGTCCTCACTGTGGCAGTAGTGATGCCAATGCCTTATACGCAAACGGTAATCACTACTGCTTCTCTTGCCAGACATTCACCAAGGGTGACAACGATGAAGGAGTGATTGCAGTGACAACACCAAGTAATGCAGAGTTCTTACCAGTAGAGGTGACAGCACTAGGCAAACGTAAACTAAACGAGAAGACTACTAAGCACTGGCAGTACGGACTGAGTACCTATAAGGGTGCGAAGGTACAGGTAGCCAACATGTATGACAGGTCAGGCGCACTACAGGCACAGAAGATACGCTTCCCCAATAAAGACTTCATGGTTATAGGGGACATCAAGAGTATTGGATTGTATGGTGAACACTTATGCCGTGACAAGGGCAAGATGATTACCATAGTAGAGGGTGAGTTAGATGCCCTGTCTGTTAGTCAATGTTTTGACAACAAGTGGCCTGTAGTATCTGTACCTCAGGGTGTGCAGTCAGCTAAGAAGGCAGTAGCTAAGAGCCTTGAGTGGTTGTGTAACTATGAGTCCATCGTAATTATGTTTGATAACGATGAGCATGGTGAGGCAGCAGCCCTTGAGGTAGCTAGCATCCTACCACCTAACAAGGCTAAGATTGCGAAGCTTCCTCTCAAGGATGCAAGCGATATGGTACAGGCTGGACGCACTAGTGAATTGATTGACGCAGTGTGGGGTGCTAAGACCTACAGACCTGATGGTATCCTAGCAGGTACTGATGTGTGGGACATCGTAATAGCTAACGATGACAAAGACTCAGTAGCCTACCCATATGTAGGGTTGCAGGATAAGACAGGTGGTTGTCGTAAGGGTGAGATTGTTACAGTGACCGCTGGTTCTGGAATTGGAAAGTCACAGCTAGCACGTGAGTTCGCTCACTACTTCATTAAGAATGGTGAGACACTAGGTTACATTGCACTAGAAGAGAACGTAAAGCGTACTGCACTAGGGTTGATGTCACTAGAACTTAACAAGCCCCTACACTTAAGACAAACAGATGTACCACAAGAGGAGTTACGTGATGCTTTCGATGCAACTGTTGGGTCAGGCAGAGTATATCTGTATGACCATTGGGGTTCTACTGATAGCGACAATCTACTGTCAAAGATTAGGTATCTTGTTAGAGGTTGTGGGTGTGACTATATTATCCTTGACCATATTAGCATTGTTGTATCTGGTCTAGAGGGTGGTGATGAGCGTAGACTAATCGACAATACCATGACCAGACTACGTGCTTTGGTTGAGGAACTAAACTGTGGGCTAATACTTATCTCACATCTTAAACGACCATCAGGAGACAGAGGCCATGAGGATGGCGCACAAACAAGTATGTCTCAACTGAGGGGTAGTGCTGCCATTGGTCAGCTAAGTGATATGGTCATAGGTCTTGAGCGTAATCAACAGGACAGTGACAATGCTAACGTCAGTCAGGTGAGGGTGTTGAAGAATAGATGGTCTGGTGAGACAGGCTTATGTTGTTCTTTATCTTACAGTACAACTACAGGACGTATGACGGAGACATTATTTGATGACGAAGAAGAAGTAGAAATAGAATTTTAATCAGTGCGGAGACACGATATGAAAGTTGCATGGGACATTGAAGCAGACCACCTACTGGAAGAAGTATCTAAGGTATGGTGTCATGTCTTCAGAGATGTAGAGACTGATGAGGTATACACCTTTGACCTAACACAGACACAAGAGGCATTACAGTTTATTGATAACAACGTGACCCTACTCATAGGACACAACATCATAGACTATGACTTACGTGTACTGAAGAAACTATATAACTACACCTATACTGGTGAGTTGTTAGATACGTTAGTATACTCTAGGACTATCTGGCCTGACGTAAAGGAGATTGACTTCAAGCTACATAAAGCAGGTGGCATACCACAGAAGATGATTGGTAGTCACTCACTTAAAGCTTGGGGCTATAGACTAGGAGAATTAAAAGGTGATTTCAATAACGGTGTTGAGAGCTTTGCAGTATATTCCGATGACATGCTCGACTACTGCATACAGGACACGGCTGTTACTGCCAAACTGTATCATAAAATTATGGAGAAAAATTTCAGTGAACAAGCACTAGCCTTGGAAGCTGAGATACATACTCTACTAGGAGAGCAACAAGAACAGGGCTTCCCCTTTGACAAGGAGAAAGCAGTCGAGTTGTGGTACAAGCTGGCATCACGTAGGTCAGAGATTGAGGATGAGTTAGTCAGTACCTTTGAGCCTACGATTGTAGAGCTTAAGACTAAGACCAAGACTATCCCATTCAACCCTGCATCACGACAGCAGATTGCTGACCGATTGATGAAGAGAGGTTGGAAGCCTGAGGTATTCACTGACAGTGGTGAGCCTAAGGTAGATGATAACATCCTATCTGGTATTGATATGCCAGAGGCTGAGATGTTATGTGAATACCTGATGTTGAATAAACGCATAGGTCAGCTAGCTACAGGTAAGCAAGCATGGCTCAAGATGGAGAAGGAAGGTAAGCTACATGGTAGGGTTAATCATATGGGTGCTGTCACTTCTCGTTGCACACATTCTAATCCAAACATGGCACAAATCCCTAGTGTGGGTGCGCCATTTGGTACGGAATGTAGGTCACTCTTCATAGCACCTAAGGGTTACTCACTGCTAGGTGCTGATGCAAGTGGCTTAGAACTACGTTGCCTTGCTCATTACATGGCAGCTTATGACAATGGTTCTTATGCTGACGTTGTATTGAATGGTGACATACATACTACTAATCAAGAGGCGGCTGGCCTATCATCTCGTAACCAAGCCAAGACATTCATCTATGGATTTCTTTATGGTTCAGGTGATGAGAAGACAGGTAAGATTATAGGTAAGGGTGCGAAGGAAGGTAAGGCAATCAAGAAGAAGTTCTTGAAGAAACTACCAGCACTTAAGTACCTAAAGGATGCAGTAGCCAGAGCAGCAGATGACAGGGGTTGGGTCAAGGGATTGGACGGACGTATCATTCCTATCCGACACAGCCATGCGGCACTGAACACTCTACTACAGAGTGCAGGTGCTATCATCTGTAAGACATGGTACGTGTACATAGCACGTGCGTTGAAGCAAGCAAACTTGGACGCACAGATTGTAGCGTTCATCCATGACGAAGTTCAATTAGTAGTAAAGAAGGGACAAGAAGATGAAACAGGCAGACTTATTCAACAGTGTATGCGAGACACCGAAGAACACTTCAGCTTCAGATGCAGACTCGACAGTGAATACAAGTACGGAAGTAATTGGGCAGACACACACTAAGGTTTGCAGAGATTGTACTGCCGAATTAACTGATGATAATTGGACACCTTACTTCAAAGAGCATGATAACAGAACATGTAAGTCTTGTTATAATGTACGTCATAACAAGAAGAATAACGTACTGACTAATAAGATGCGTATGATTGTGGATGGTAAGTATGTATCTAGGAAGCATCCTCTATGGAAGGCAGGTAACTACAAATCATTTAATGATGCGGCCTTCTCTAGTCTAGTAAACTACGAGTCATCTACAGAGGGTGAGGTCTACATCATTGTTAATAACGCTTGGCCTGAGTGGGTAAAGATAGGTATGGCTGTTGACTCTGAGGATAGACTTAAGGGTTATCAAACAGGTAGTCCAATGAGAGACTACAAGCTAGTATACTCTGTCTATACTAAGGACAGACGTAAGACAGAAGCACAGGCACACAGGTCTGCTGAAGTAATAGCAGAGCGTAGAGGTGAGTGGTTCAAGATGTCAGTAGGAGAAGCAAAGGAGTGTATCCAACATGGACTTTGATTTCTTCTTTAAGATGGTATGCACCATCAGCTTTGCTGGTGTTACCCTATGTCTCTGCATCAAGTGGATAGTAGAGTCTTACTTAGACTACCTTCAGGTTACTACAGGTATTAAGATAGCTACCCTGTCACAACTGAAGGACATGCAACAGGAAGAACAGGAGATAGACGATGACCCTACTGCTTATTGATGGAGACATCATTGCATACAAGGCGGCTACTTCAGCAGAAAATCCTATTAATTGGGGTGATGGGCTGTGGACACTACATGCTTGGGAGCCTGATGTAGATGCTAGGATAGAGGAACAGATAGGTAAGCTACTAAGAGAAGCACCAGTACAGGATTGTGTTGTTGCCCTGTCTGATAAAGAGAACTACCGTAAGGAACTAGTACCATACTACAAAGCTAATCGTAGTAATGTGCGTAGACCCATGTTATTAAAGTATGCAAGGGATT